CCTACGGGTCGATGGCGTTAATGGTCGATGCTTCACGCGCCGTCCACATACCCTCTCCGATTCCGTTGGGACCTTATACGGTGGTTCGTGGCCGTTCCACGATTCAGGTGAGCTCCAACAGCACCGGACAGTATACCGTACTCTTGCTCGGCCCGCACACAGTGGCGACTCTCGGCTCTCGAGACTTGTCAATCACTCCGTGTGTTGGAGTCAGCGGAGTTGGTACGAATGTCCCAGGCACGACGGAGACCATCTACTCAGATTCGATCATTGCTCCCTACGCAGCGAGTTTGAGTGGCAATCTTGCGAACGGTAATCTCCACGGAATGACGGCCGTGATAAATTGTCTTTCCACTGCAACCTCCGCGGAAGGACAAGTTTACCTCGGCTCCCTCAACCAGCGCATTAATCGCTCTCGCTTTGCTGTGTGGAACGACGTTGCATTGGCGCTCATCAACCGTCGAGAGGTTTCTCCGCATTCCGCGTACAACATCTTGGCCACTCCGCTGAAGGTTAGCTGTTACCCAGTCGACATCATCGATTGGGCGGCTCAAACGCCGATTCTTCCCGCGACAGGTTCGACAGGTGATAACGTCACGATGGACTCTCTGAGCCAGCTTGTGATGGTAATCCCTCCGACGTCGGCCGTGTTGAATTACAGCATTACCATTTACACAGAATGGCGCATCAATTTCGTCGATGCGGCCCTCGCTTCCACAGCGACGACCAAAACGGCGACTTCGATGTCAGTGTGGTCTCGGATTGCGGCCGCTGGTTCCGATACGGCAGGCTTCTTGCAGAAAGCCGAGTCGTTTGTGTCCAGTGGCTTCCAAGTAGCAGCTACGCTTCGGGGTGCTGTTGCGACTGCGGGTCGCGCAGCAGCCATGTTAGGCCTTTAAAGCGGTGTTTCCCTCCCGCGGCGATAGGTTAAAATCAAAACCAAACAAAGATTTCCTCCCTCGCCGGCCTCTTTTTGTACAGTCTCACACCCCTCTCTGTTTGAGGGTTTGTACAGTTTTCGTTTTCCCTTGCACCTTGTGTAGAGGTGTCTCTTACGGTTCAGGACGGGCTAACCCCCCGATAGATTTCGCAGTATCGTTTCTTCCGTAGAGGCATCGGTGTAAGTATTCTG